CCTAATCCAGCCTCCCTCTAGATTAGAGCGATGCCTTGCTTAACCCGGCGAATCCTTGCCTGTGTAAGGCTTTACGAACACGCCGACGATCCCCCTTACTCATAGGTTCGAGAGCTTCCTTCGGACCAAATGACCGGCGAGATTGTGCCCCTATTCGGAGCTTCTCGCCGGTCGCATCGACATACACCGCCAATTCTCCCGTACCGTCTAACTTAGTCGCCTTGCCTGCCATGTTCGTTTCTCCTTACCAGGGATATACTCTGACGTTTTTGCGTCTGAATATATAGTCGGGTTAAAGGGCTAGTATCGCGAAAATTTCATCTTCCGTCAGGACCCCATCTTCCACGCTAACTTGGTTCCCTTCTACGTCGGCAATCTTCTTTAACATTGCATCGCGAATGGTTTTGGCAAGAATGCTTCGCCGGTTGATAAAACTATCGTAGAGGTCAAAGGTTGCGGGGAATAGCATTCGAGCAATGTCCTTCATCGCATTGGCATAATCGCGATGTTCAGACTGAGCGTGTCCGTCCTCTCGAAGGAACAGGTACTTGATAAGGTTGTTCAAATCCCAACAGGAATAGAACTCGGTGTAAATACCCACCGGCAAGACAATGCGAGCCTGCTCCCGAGCAACACCTAATTTAAGGAGTCGTTCGTAGGTCTTGTGACAGAACCGGTAAGCTGTAGCAATCTCGGACTGTAACTCTGTGTGGTTAAGGTCCTCAGCTTCTACACTACCTTGCTTGTTCTTGGTATCCTGTCGGCGAAGGAATTGAGGCAGATAGTATTCTTCCGGAAGTACAGAATAACGACCCGATACCTCGTTGAAGTTTTGCATTCGATGGCGAATGAATTGCCGACATACGAATATCGGCATTTTGATGTTGAACTTCACCTTCACCATTTCAAACGGAGAGGTGTGTTTCTCTCGGAACAAGTATCCGAGCAGTTTCAAATCCTGATCGATTCCTTTGCTGCCCCCACGGTAACTGACGCGAGCGGCCTCCACGATGTCTATGTCCGTACCCATGTGGTCGATGTACCGAACATAGCCGTGATCGTGGACGCGGAGTGTGTAACCTTTTTCCATGCTTGCTTCTCCTTAGAGTTTAGGAACAATCTTCCGAATCTTTTGAGGTGACACCACCTCAAGCCATTTATTAAATTGCATTACGGTTACGCGATGAGGGACTGTTTTTGTTTTTGAATATCGAACATCAAGGAAAGCGTCCATATGAGGGCGTTGGCGAGGAATCTCTAAAACGTCGTCAAGAATATAATCCATCAAGATAAGGGGCTCACCCCTATCCCGCTTTGCAATGATTGCCCAGGAAAAAGATCCTGATAATTCCCACGAACTAACTGCTTGAGCTATCCATTGTTCCCAGACTTGAATGCCTGACGTTTTTGGCATATCAAACAGTTTATGGAAATTAGCGTCAGAGTATCCTCGTTTAAGTTCAGGTGTGAGGAGGTCGAGGAAAGGTGATCCTGATGGATCGAGAGCAGTAATGTCTCCATAACTGCCCGCTGTCTGTAATCCCCGCCGTCCCCGAATTGTTGCCCTCCCTCCCGATTGAGAAGATCGCCAAAAAATATCATCCCGTTCCCCTTCCGACCACCACAAGGATAATTGCTTGCAGATGGTTCGCTCGAAATCGGCTCCCTTGCCCATTATCGTACTTTCCTTCCTAACGATGCTCGGGTGAAACTATTCCGTTTATTCGCACTACGTCGCGGGATGCCCGGGATAGACCCCGCTAACGACGCGAACCCCAAACGACTCACAAGTGACTGCCACCCTTCGGGAGAAACGCTATCCTTGAGCAGGACGAACGGCTCTATCCCGGGGTAGGGCAGCGTTACGAGGCTGATGTTTCTTCGTGTGGTTTTATTGCCAAGAATGATCTTATCGAACGTCTTGCCTTTGTTCAGGGCGCCACAGATAAATTTGATAGCGGTCTTTTCTCCCACACCGGGAATACCTTTGATATTGTCCGTCGAGCATCCCGCCATCGCTTTGACTTGAGCCCAGACACCAGGACCGCACCCGAACTTCTTTCGGAATGATTCCTCAGTAATCAACTCCTGTTTCTTCGGACTGTAGACCTTGACGTATTTGCCGATCAGTTGATATAAGTCCTGATCGCTGGAGACAATGATGAAGTCCCGCTTTGGTCGATCAACAATGACTTTGGCAATAACGTCGTCGGCTTCAAATCCTTCTTGGTAGAGGATGTTTTTGAAGCCGATCTGTTTTAGATAGTCCTCTCGAAGCAGTTTGACTTGCTTCCGAACCATCTGCCGTGCTTTCTGTTCCTCTTCTGTGCCCGTGTCACGATTCGCCTTGTAGTCGGGGTACAGGAGTTTGCGATTCGGTTTCCCGTAGTCGAAACAAAAGGCGATTCGGTTTGTCGAGAATCGTTCCAACAAACTGGCGACGTCCCGCAGGACTCCATACGTCACGCCCGTAGGTATGAAATCGTAGGATAGATTCCCCGTAGAGTAGTAGGCTCGGTATGCGAGGTAGCTGACGTCGATGAGGAGTGTTGGTGGTTTAGCCATTGGATTTAATCTCGGTCGTTTCGACGGCCTCTAAAGCAATCCCCCCTCCAGGCAGTCTGTCCCCTGGTTTGATTGTTTTCTCAACAGCCTCCCGAGTCTGGAGGAATTCTTTTCCTTTCTGGAGTTCAATTGCACGGTTGACTGCCGCTAGTGCTCCAATAAGATCATCCGACTCGTTTCCCTTACCACGAATTCCCGCACAAAGGAGTTTCTTGATGGCGTGTTGACGGGCAGGACACTTAACGTCGAAGGCAACAATCACGGCGTACACATCCACCAGGATCGCGTCGTCTGAATGTTCCGACACGACGTACTGGCGTTTCATCGCCGGTTCGATGTATCGAAGGTACTTGTTGCCTTCATGTTGGTTAATTGGTGTTGTTGTATTAGCCATTGATTCGTTTCCGTAGTTCCTCAGACTCCCGAAGTAGGTTTTTTAGGTCGTGCGTCAATAGAGCAACCCCGCGAATCAAAACGTCAAACGTACTCTTTTCGTCCAATTGTGTCAACTGACGCCATCGTGGCACACCCATAGAATCTTTTCCATCAGCAGCCTCTAGGACGAATAGGCACGGAGACCATTTGTCATTCCGAGCCCGTCGCACTATTCGGTGAGTCTCAACTTGCCAAACAACCTCAGCATGTGTCTCACTTGTTCCGGTGTTGATGTGAATTGGTTCATTCATGTCCATCGTCAGAAAACTCCGTGTGAACTTGTCCCAGGGTCTTTTTCAGAAATTGGTGAATCTTTTGGAAGTGGTTTTTATTATTCCAATTAAATGGAGGTGTTTCCTTTAGTGTTGGTTTTCGCGTCGCCAAATAATATAACCGTATCATCTCGTGACGCAACCCATCCTCACGATTTAGAATGTGAGCAAGGTGAGACATCATTCCGATTTTGTTTTTACCAAACACATTACTAAGTCCCGTCTCGCTGGTGGCGAGGTAGATCAAGTAATGGTCTCGTTCAGTAAACACCAAATGCGTTGAATCAGGACGTTTTTGTCCGGCGGTGTAATCTGCAAATCTCGAACGCTTAGGATCACGAACACCCAACCTCCAAATTGCTTTTTGGATCGCTTTAACCGGACGTCCCATTTTGTAGACCAACGAAATGCGTCCATCGGACGCTAACATGGGACATCCATTTAGGAACTCTGTTAGTAGATCATCCAGCTGGTCAGGCGTCCATGGCTTTTTGTCGTTAACGTACTCTCCTTCCTTCGTGTATTCCTTAGCCTGTCGTTCTTTGGAATGAGTGTACGCTGACTCCTTCTTTTGAAAGAAAGGGTGTTTAGCAACTGGTCGGAGTTTCGCCTTCTTGGGTGTAGTTTTGAGAACCTCCGATTTGTAATCCTCGGGATACTTATCCTTGACCTCTGCTAGCAAATCCATTCCAGCAACGCCCCACGCTGTCGGCGACAGTTTGTCTGGATTGTTGATGTGCCTCGCAAGTCGGAGGATCAAGTCAGTTTGCTGGATAATTAGATCGGTGAGAACTCCCATTGCACACTTCCTTTCTTAGTCGTATTGCGGCTTTCGGTTGCTGCTGAGGGCTTCCTTCAAGTTAATAAAGACCTTGCGGACAAGCTGGCGGAGTTGCTTCTGTCCATCGTTCTGTTCGATAAGACGGGCTAGCTTCTCTCGGGGCATTTGTTTGTCGGAGAATTCAGGACAAGTGATCTTGCCCTTACCTTCGTCCTTAGCAGTAGATTTCCAATGCCCCATAGTGACGAGGTAATCGATATTGGAGCTAATATCGTCCACACCGACGTCGTTCAAAATCGTGCCGAGGACTTTTCCTTTCGTCCCGTTCACGTGGTTTTTCTTGACGTCGATCTGGGCTTGAATTCCGACAGGCCACTGTTTGCCCAACGCCGACTTCATGATCGTCTGGCGTGTCGACGTCATTACCTGAGCGGCGGCGTAGAACTTGTACGCCCGCCCCCCGGAGATTGTTCGCTTCTCGCCAAATGGTCCGGCATTGATATTGTCGCGAACCTGCGAGACGAGCAGAAGGATTGAGCCTGACTTGGAGCAGCGTGAACGTGCCTTGCGAAGATACTCCGAATTCATCTTCGCCTTCGCAGTACCAAAGTCCCCCGCAGTTTCTTTTCCCTCTAAGGTTTTCTTGTCCTTCGCCATCTTCTTTTCCCACGCCTTGGGAACGAGTACGTCCATCGAATCGACGACGCCCACGAACGGCTTTTTGCCTGGGGCTAGTGCATCGAGGAGGGACATATAGAACTCATCCAAATATTCGGGGACCTCTTCAATAAGGCGTTTCTCAACGCGGCTGCCGTAGAACAGATTCCTGTCCATCTGGGCACCATCTTCTGCGTTCCAGAATCGCAGGTCGTATTTGTCGAATGCTGGATTGATCGAGGCTTGGGCAAGAGCATTCATAGCTAGGACGGTCTTGCCCGAGTCACTGTCGCCCGCCATGTGAATGATCGTACCTTGGGGGTATGCTCCAAGCGACGTTCCGCTGAGGAGTAGGTTCAGAGTCGTCAGACCCGACGAGAGCATTTCCTTAGGCGAACGCTTTTGTCCTTTAGCGGAGTTCATCAATGCTTCCTTGATTCGGTCAATGTTTGCCATATGAGTGTGTTAAATAAGGAACGGCAGAGGTTGAGGTCCCTCTGCCGTTCCAACCGAGGTCACCCGGTATTACCTCTTTCCCTTTTTCTTCTTGGCGGGACGATCATCGTCGTCGTCCTCATCATCATCGTCAAAAGGGATGTCATCCTCATCTTCGTCCTCCTCATCGTCATCCTGACGCTTCTTGGAGGATTTTTTCTTGGAAGATTTCGCGGGACGATCATCGTCGTCGTCCTCGTCGTCCTCTTCCGGTTCGTCGTCCTCGTCCTCATCGCGAGCGGACTTCTTTGACTTGGATTTCTTCGAGGGCTTTTCGTCCTCGTCGTCATCCTCGTCCTCGTCCTCATCTTCATCCTCCGAATCCTCGTCCTCGTCCTCGTCCTCGTCCTCATCATCGTCTCGCGACGGCTTTTTCTTGGACTTCGACTTCTTGGCAGGAGGATCGTCATCCTCGTCCTCATCATCATCATCATCATCGTCGTCGTCAGAATCTTCATCTTCGTCCTCATCTTCGTCCTCGTCCTCATCATGACGAGATTTCTTTCCCTTCTTACGAGGAGTTTCATCCTCGTCCCCGTCACCATCTTCATCGTCGTCCTCATCGGACGCTTGAAATATGGACTTGAGGTCTTTCGGATCTGTTTCGATGAGGAGTTCGTCAAGCGGTGTGAGTTCGTCGAGGAGTTCTTCCGTGTATTGCTCCTCACGTTTCTTGAACTCAATGTCCTTGAACTCAAGGTACTTCTTCCCCATGAACGTCTCTTCCTTACCGACGATGCGGAGAGACATTCCCTTTGTCGGATGGAAGAATCGACCCCATCGTTCCTTCTTGTCCTCTTCAGCACCCTCCAGTTTGTCGTTCAGATGCACGCCAAAGTTGTGATAGGAAATGTCCCACAACTGCCAACCCTTGTCGGGGTCGTTGTGGTCGAAAATCCAGAACAACTGACGTTCCTTCGGATACAACGCACTGATGGCTGCCTTGCGAGCCTTCTTGTCGTTTTCCGAAGCATCCGGATCCTCAGGGATGTCCTGCAACTTCTTCCGTGCCGCAGCGACGCAATCCGTGGGGTGACCCATCTTGATCGGAGCGATTGCCCACAGACGATCCGGACCCAGATTCGTGTAAACGAAGTAGGTGCGTTCGTACCACACCTGACCCGTCTTGGCGTGCGGGTTGCCACCCTTCTTGTCCAACCCTCGCTTCACCTCGAAGGGACCAATGTCGATCAGGTTGGCACCCTTCTTCGGCTCCCACAGATGTACGCCATCGGGGATCTGGAACGTAGTCCCGCCTTTCTTTCCATGCTTGGCGGCGTGTTCCGTCGCACTCCCATACTCACGTTCTTTTCGGCTCTTAGCCATCAGTTTTGTTCCTTTCACAGGAAAAATAATGTTCTTGGTGAAACTTATGCCGACTCACAAAGTAGGCATAAGTGCCGAATTTAATCGACAGGTATATAGTTACAGGAACTATGAACCAGCACACCAAGATAAAAACGAAAAACTCCAAAATGCTAATCATCCTCCTGCTCCTCGTGGAGGTTCTTTCGAGTCATCCCCGGGTTGCGTTTCTTGATCTTCGCCTTCTTCGACACCTCCTCCATAGCTTGATGATCCTCACCCCTTGCTCGCGGTGAGGAAAAATAGTTTTGCCCGTGCAGGTAAACGAGATTCTCCAGTGCCTTCTTTTTGTGATCCAAAGCCTGTGTTGCAGCAACAAGAATGTCCACAGCGTGTCTTGCCTGATTGACACGTTCCAGAGCCTTCTCGTATTTTGGATGTTGAACGATCACCGCCTTGATCGCTCCTTCGGTAACCTTCGTCAATCCGAACTCGCTCGGATCCTCTCGGATCTCGTTGTCAAGGTTTGCTTGAATCACCTCAAGGCGATTCTTTTTCGTCTCCATTTCCAATCGAGCATCGGCGAGCTTTACCGCATAGTCGTGGTAAAGTTCAGGCTGACGCACCCACTCCCCGTCAAGGTCATCCTTATCAACTGCGAAGTCGGATTGGCTCATTGTTTGTCTCCAAGAGAAAGTGTCTTGCTAGTATATTATCGGGTTGCAGGGCTTCGCGTCGCTTCATAGCAGGACGCAACAAGTCCTGACTTTCCGGTATTGTAAAACGGGTCGGAAAAGCACACGATGGTTTTGTACGCCTTCGCGTGAAACCGAACCTTCTTCGGATCGAGGAGAGCATTCGACGCCATTGCGAGGATCAGCATACGAATTCCTTCGTAGTTATCATCCTCCATCGTGTTGATGATTCCAGCAACCTTTGCCCATGCTGACTGACCATAGATTAGTTCTACACCAATCTTATAGGCTTCGGATTTGCTGCTTGCTCGGTCGATGGCGAGTAGCTGTTCATCTTCGTCGTCTATCCCGACTAGGGATTGCAGGATGACGAGGGCTTTGCGTGCTGACCCCTCGCTAGCGTCAATAATCTTATCTATCGCGTCCTGACAAAGCCCGATAGCTTCCTTTTTAGCTACTCGCAGGACTATAGCCTTAATCTCGTCGGGTTTGAGGAGTTCGAGTTTTACCTCCGTGCAACGGGTCTGGATTGTTTTGATGATCTTATTCGGTTCAGTCGATGCCAACATAATGTAGGCGTGCGGAGGAGGTTCCTCGATAATCTTGAGGAACCCATTCTGAGCGTCACCGGTTAGTTTGTGTGCCTCGTCGATCAGCCAAACCCGAGAGTGTCCGAATAGAGGTTTGGAGTTAATGGTTCGTTGGATGTCTCGCACCATATCCACACCACGGGATACCGCGGCGTTGATTTCGATGAAGTCCTTTTGATGACAATCCAAAAGGAGATCAGCGACGATCCTAGCAAGCGTCGTTTTACCGCAACCAGAAGGACCTGTGAACAGCAATTGGTGAGGAATCTTGTCCGCTTTGAAAAGGCGTTCAAGTAAGGCTACAGCTTTCGCCTGACCTTGAACAGCTTTGAGAGACTTCGGACGGTATCTTCGGTGAAATTCTTCGGACATAGTTACTCCTTAGTGATTGTTTCCTGAATGCTCGGCAAAATAAGAGTCCTGGGCATCTGCACAATCGGTACAAATAAGGACATCGCTACCATACGGATTGTAGCAGAATCGAAGCTCGGTGGAGGGAGTATGGCATGTTGGACAGGGTCCGGTAGCCACCACTCCGTACGATTTAGCCCGTATAGGTTTTTCGTTGAATTTAGAAACATCGGAGACAGTCTCTAGGGATGTAGGTATTTGGGTTGATGGGGAATATCCCGTATATCGTTCTGAACTTTTATCAGCCTGCTCCAATTCCTTTACTGTTTTAGGGCAAGGGCAATAAAAAACAGATTCACCACAAGTAGGGCAAGATTGACTCATTAGATTTCCACCTTCTTTTTCTTGAACCAATTTCCTCCCAGTTCACACGCTTCCATTTCGACTTTCAAAGGAACAATAACCCACTTCCAAGCCTCCATCAGAGACTTGGTCATAAGCTCCTTCATCTTGTGGAGATAGTCGTCTCTCTCGTCCTTATGAACGTCACCGATGATCGAGTCATGGATTTGGCTGACGATCTTACTCCGCATCTTGTTCTTCCGCAACCACCGATTCATTTCGATGAGGCACCACAACAGACAGTGGAATGCAGCACCTTGAATCTGGTAGTTGATTACTTGCTTCCGGTTCATAATCAATCCATCGCTATCGCGGGAACAGACGAAACCGGTGTAGAGTTGGCAGTAGCCTTTAGCTTTGAACTCCTCCCACGTTTTCTTCTTCCACTCTGTATAAGTCGTGTAGCGTTCGTTCCAGAGGTAGTCCTCAACGGACTTAACGTGCTGCTGAAATGTCCCCACCTTTGGGTTGTCGTTTCGATCCGCTTTGCCTAGCTTGTTAATCCCGTGATCGCGGAGGTGTTCGTAAAGAGGCGTCCCCGCTACAGTTATCAGCTTATCCCGTTCAATTGATTCCCACATTGACCTCGCACAGTCATACCAGAAGGAACCGTAGAAGTTCGGGAAAACGAATTTGTTCTTGGAGCAATGTCGAACAGGTTTGCTAACCTCTTCCTTCTTTAGGAAGAACAACTTCATCGCCATATCACGGTGCATGTCCCCTTGGACGTAATCGTAGATTAGGCGACGGTCCTTATTGTAGCAGCCTGCCACACCAACTTCGATGCCGCTGAAGTCAGATTCAATCAGGACGTGATCTTCTCGTGGAATGAAACACGACCGCACCAATTCCGCCATCCACTCGGTACGACTCGGGAAGTTATGAAAGTTAGGATCGTTCGACGTACTACGAAACGAGGCTGCGATGTTGAGGTTGAAGTTGGGGTGAACGTACCACAACCCGTCCTCACCGCGAACCGCGAACGATCGAATCCCTTCGAGGAATGTTCCTTTCGCTTTGATGTATTTGGAATACTCTCGGAAGTTATTGACGAATGGCAAGTCAATATCCAGAAGGTTTGCCTCCTTTGCAGAAGGCTTACCTTTCGGCGTCAACTCCTTGCACGGGTATTCCAACTTGGTAAACAATGCCCAGGCGATCTGTTCATCGCTTTCCAAATTTGTCCGGGAGCCATACTGCTTCCGGATTATTTTGTAAATATCGTCCTCCCGAAGCTCTGTCTCCAATTCCTTGATACGCTTTTCCGACTTACGAATAGCCTTGTTTAGATAATCCATGTCCACACGCATTCCGTTCGCCTCAACGTCAGCTAAGGCGAGCGTGCCTGCATGGAACAGTTCCAGAGCTTCGGGAGAACTAGGTCGCACTATGCGTCCTCCGTAAGATAGTCGATGGCGAGTTGAGACCACACCTCACACTGACTCCAGATGGTGTGTATTTCATCAAGAGTGTACCACTTCGGTTCAGCCATCGAATCACACTTCAACTTCGGGGGACGGTAGTGGGGAAATTCGACGATGAACAAAGCCCCAAGGTGAACCTGCCCAACCTTATCGGATTCGTTATTCACGAAACCCATTAAGGTTGAATTGAACACAGAACCGTAAGTCACCAACTCCTCGTGGAGTTCGCGATTGAAGGCTTGCAATACATTCTCGGGTTGAGTCACATGCCCGCCTACGCCAAAGGATCGCTTTCCCTTCAACCGTTCTTCACCAGACTTAATCGTCCGATTGTATGAAAGGTAAAGGCATTCGTACTCATCATAGTCCGTAACCGTTACCATGATGTACGGAATGATCTGTTTGAAGTTCGGATCCTCTTCACATTCATGGCGAGCTTTCCACGCTACACCTGAATGCTCCGTCATCTGGAATAAAGCATCCAGAGGGGACTTCTCAATATATTCGGAACTATAAACACGATCCGCAAGTTCCTTTGTCCCCAATACTTCGGCGACTACAGAACGCGGAACACAAAGAACCATTTCATCCTGCGACATAGCTTACTCCTATTTATTGTGATTAGGAACCTTCGACGCTACTCGACCCCGAATCGATAGCCACCGCTATGGACATGAGTCGATTTAACTCGTTGGTAACAGATGTATGGCGACGTTTACAAAATTCCTCAAACTCAAGGAAAAGCGATTTACGAACAGCAAACACGACTCCACGGTAAAGCTCTAATTCCTGCTCCTCAACCTCGTGCTTAAGAACTTCCGACATTTTCAATACTCCTTAGAAGGAAAACAAACTCTTGTAGCGGCAGGATTTGAACCCTCGACGCTACTCGACCTCTTTGGCCTCCATCTCCACTAATTTTACTAATGGCTTGTCGCCAGCACAGAGTTTCACACAATGTCTGTCGATATGGTCTCGGTAGAGGCTCACATCGATGATCGCTCCTTTTGCCCACCGAGACCCGTAAAGTTCGGTATTGTTTTCGAGAACTTTCAGACCGTAGACTTTCACCATGATTCACCTTGCCTTCGGTTGTTTTGGGGTTGACTTGCCTATTAAAGGTAGACTCAACTTCCGCCGAACGTAGTCGGATGTACTCATTCCGTCGGTAGCGGCCAATCTGTCAATCTCCCATTTTTCCTCGGGACTCAGGGCAATAGAAATGTACCGATACTGTTTTACCTTTGCGGTATCTTCATCCATACATACTCCATTTTCGCAATTTTGGATTGAATCATCGCCACGTGCCATTCGAGCAGACTATCCAGACCGTTGTAGAGTAACAATTGGTCTAGATCGATCTCCTGGAGAATTCGATTGAGTCGCTGTCCGTTCCTTGCTCGTAGGAACGGTTTGATGTGTTCGTCGTAGGCCTCCGTTCCAAGATGAATAAATGCCTGAAACTTAATGGACGTCGTGTTGGGTCGATTGTCCATCCCGTGAGCCGAATTCATCGTGTCCCACCTCCAATTGCGAACACGACGCCTGAGAAATTTCCGTGTCCACCGTTCCTCGTATTTCAGGTTCGACGCAATCTTGGGATTAGGGCTGCGAACCATAATCTCAGTTGCTTCGATTGCTTTCCCTAACCAGGGATATGCTATCGTTCTCTCTCCGTTCGATACAGAGCAGGAGACGATAGCAGCCCCATCGTACTCGGGTTTCAGACAGGTGCATTCGTAATCGAACGCTAGAGGGTCTCCTGAGCGTACTAAATCGAGTATCGCAATTGCAGCGTCCGTAGGGTTTACGATACGTTCAACCTGCGAAGCGTAGTTAGGAACCGGATCCCACGGACGACCTTCTAACTTGCTCGCAGCTTTAAGGTGCTGAAGAAACAGTTTTGCAGGGACGGGGTTGGGGGTTCGTTCCTCGTTCGCACGGACGACAAAGCTAGGATGAAATGTCGGACAGATCCACGCATTCAATTTCTGGCTAGGGATCACGAAACCCGACCATCGCATGATCCCGCCAATATCATCTTCCTTGTAGACGAGGGGCAGCAAGGATTGAACCGCTGCCCCTCCCATCGGAATGATTACCTCAGGCTTATACCTGTCGATTACCTTGAGAAGGTTGGGTCGACAATAGTCCACCTGATCGGAGGTAGGTGTCGCGTTATTAGGGGGACTACAAATTAAGGAATTCGTTAGTATGCAATCCCTCCGCATATCGATACCGACCTTCTTAAGAATTGATTCTGCATACTGACCAGTCTTGCCTATGAATTGAATTCCTTTCTTATCTTCCTCTTCGCTGGGAGCTTCAGCAACGATCAGGATTTTACGTCGACCCTTGCCCGTCGGCTCCATCTTGGGGCTGTTGCAATTCTCGAATAGACCGCACGCCCCGCACTTCGGTACAAGCGAAGTAGGCGCCTTCTTGGCAAGCAATTTCGACTTTGGAAAGAATCCGGCCGGCATTACTATTCCTTCGGATTTTTGAATTCAGGTAGTTTGGTGTCTGGATTGATAGCAAACGGGGGATGATTGTCTGTAAAAAGCTGAGCACCCCATATCCATCCACATTCTTTGTTTCGTTCCTCGGGAGTCAATTCCACAAACTTCAATTCACCATCTACCAAATCGAGTTTGTGTGTTGCTTCAGGACCCCATGCGTGTCGGAAGTATTCAGCCATTAGTATAACCTCCGAATTCGGTGAGCAATCTTCAGCATCTTGCAGAAGTCCTCTCGGAATATATCGTTCTCGAATTCACCGATAAACTTAAGTCCTAACTCCTTATCAGCACTTAGGTAATCGAACTTTTCTAGATCCTCAGGACATAGACTACCCCGAAAGGTGTAGAGTAGTACCTTCTGGAAATGACGAACGGGAGGGGTGGGGTTGTAGTAACGCGGAGGAAAGACTGCCTTGCCTATCCTTACCAGACTTCCCATAGCAACACCGAATATGTGAGGAGTGTGATTAGTTGAATCGCCAGCAACGTCGCGAGCAATACCTTAATCTTCTGCATCCTTGCTTTTCTCCTTTTCGGGACTACCCAGGGCCACAACATACACGAACTTACCCGAGTCGACCTTGAGCCGATCGGGAGTGATTTGGCAATCGTTATACCGCTTGACAAGTTCCACGAGTAGTTTGGGGCCCACCCGGAAACTCATGGGCTTGCCTCGGTACTTGAGTTTCTTCACCACGGTCGCCCAGCCCGATACACCGTCACCAATCACACGCAGGCGACCTGGGCGAATCTCAACCGTGACTTCGTTTTCGTCCTTGTTCTCAGCGGAGAATACTTCAGCAATCTCCGCAGCCTCACCTAGGCCTTTGGGGAGTGTGAGTTCCGCACCATCGACCGCTAAGGTCTCATCCAGGGGTTCGTACTCTTGAGGATCGCGACGACAGGAATAAATCAACCCGTCGGGGTTGCGGAAATGAATCCACGTTTCCGTCTCGCAAAACTCCGTCATGCTCAAATCCACAATATGTTTGATCGACGACCCGCGGACGAGCATCGGTTCTTTCACGCGGGTTTTCAGCACGTACCGAATCGCTTGGCTGTTGTCGCAGGACTCGATATGTTTCGGATGAATGTGAATACACGAACCCATATAGTTGGATTCGTCTTTGTCAACGCATTGACTCACAACGAAAATAGCATCGGAGAAATCGTCGTGGAGTTTACACCACTCGTCAGCTTCCTCAACTTTCTCCATAGGCAATGTAACTTCAGCTTGCGTCCGCAGACCTGTCTTGCGTCCCTTACCCCGAATGACGAGTTCACCATCTTCGAGGTTGATGTCCACGAATTCTTCCGGCAACTTACGAAGGATCGCAAGTAACGGTGCAGCGGGAACAGCACCATTGATCTTCAACGGAGATTTGCGTCGACACGCTACCTCATCATTGAAGGTCATTACCTGACCATCTTGAAAGGCAAAGCATGAAGATTGCTCCACGACGTCCCGTAACGTCAATCCTGGTTGAATGCTTTCCAAGACGGTGAGAAGTTCAGCACGGTCAATTTTCACGGCGTTTCTCCTTATGATCGCGAATCATTTGGCAGTGTTTCTCTAGGCACACACGTCCACCCTTACCCTGGGTGTGATAGTAGGACAACAATCGTTTGCCGAGGTCATGCTCCAATTCGTAGGGCATCATCGCTCCGGCAAAGTAAATGTGGCGAACGTACTCCTTCAAGGCTTTGTTCGCACGATGAATGAATTCGGCGTTGACGCGGAGGCGTTGCTCGACGCTGGTTGTTACACCGTGTTCGGTAGGGACGAGAACGATTCGGGATTTCTTGTGAAACCAAATCTCCTTATCGACTTTGGATAGTTTGTATCCCTCTCGTACCTTTTTGATTTCGTATTCGCCTCGAGCGACTTTGCATTCCCTCAGCCAATCGTTGACGCGGTCGGGGAATCGTGGGCGAACACGATGGCCAAACTTGAGGTGCTTGGGGTCGAAGTTCGCTGAGGTTCGGAATTGCTCAGGCTCGGTCGTGAAGTTGTTCGAGTGCGGAACATAGATTTCGCCCCATGCTCCCGCCAACTTCCACGAAGCTGAGTCCACCGAGTACCACTCCATCGATTTCATCAAGTCGTAGGAGGTAACTGCGAACCCGTGGGTTTTTACAAGGGGTCTTCCGGCACCGTCGAAAAGGAATTGCCGAAGTGATTTTATCCACTGTAGCTTTGTCGTGGAAGGCGATCCCCGGCCAGCGAAAGTCGCCTTGTGCCGTGATCCAGAGGTCTGTCGGTCGTTCGCCGGACTGATTCCGATGTATTGAACTCCAAAGTTCAGGTACTTGTCCAGCCATTTGATTGGGTCCCCTTGATGATAAACGGGAATGACTTTGTCCATTCCTAACCGATCGATCATTTGCTTATAGTTCACCCAACCCGCCTTGCAACTGGCTTCGACTGATTCCTGCGTCAAAGATGATTTCTTTCCAGGCGTCCCCGGAATGACGTCTAGATTGACGTAGTAGGAACAATCAGGGAAATCCTCGCAAAAGGAAATATAATCATCCAAGTCAATATGGGCACCTTGCGTCCATACACTAAAGGCACCGCTGTCCAGAAGTAGAAGGCGGGTTGGGTGAGACATTACTGTGCCACACAATTACGGGGTTCGGGTTGAGGACGAATGTACTCGGCTTCGACCGTCGTTTTGATGCCACCACGAGCCGCAAACGCCATGACGACGAGCAGGCTTCGCGGTTGCATCGCCTCAACCAAATCGTCTCGGATCGTGTTGACGATGTTCTCCATAAAGGCACCCTCGTTGCGGAAAGCAAAGAGGTACAACTTCAAGGACTTCGACTCCACGCACTTCTTATCCGCAACGTACTGGAGTTTGAAGAACGCGAAGTCCGGTTGCCCCGTCTTGGGGCAAAGGCTTGTGAACTCCTCCGTATCATGGCAGATCGTATAGTCCCGATCCGGATGAGAGTTCGGGAACGTCTCCAACATCGAAGCGGACGGACCTGACCTCGCATACTCGGTCTTTTCAGACCCCAGCTTGGTCAGTGTTTTCGTATCACTCTCCTTCATACTTTTTTCTCCAAAGAATGTAGCAAGAAACACGACGATATATAATCGGGTTGACGGGTCAAGTCCCGGCGTGTTCGATGACGATTTTCTTGACCTGTAACTTCCGTGCTAGGAATCGTTGAAGCACTTGCCGACGAGCAACGTGCTCCACTTCCTTCTCGCTGACGGTGCCGCTGACGATCTCCTCAAATTGGTACACCTTATCTATAATTCGTCCGTGAACGATCTCCATAATCGGTACTTTGTGCTTTTTAGCTATCCTAGCTTCCTAATTGGATTAGAGATAGAAACTCGGCTCGTACCTCCAACTTCTCGAATTCACCTCGCAATGAGGAGGTTGTCATAATGGAATTCTGCTTGTTCACACCGCGGCAGGTCATGCAGAAGTGCTTGGCTTGGATGATGCAAGCACACCCCATCGGTTGAAGGTGATTCATAATTGCGTCGGTGATCTGCGAAGTGAGTCGTTCCTGAATCTGGAGTCTACGCGAATAGATTTCCAGCAACCTCGCTAGTTTTGACACACCAACTACCTTTCCTTTGGGAATATAAGCGATGTGAGCCTTCCCGAAAAAGGGCGCCATATGATGCTCGCATGTGGAGTAGAATTCCACGTCACTGAGCAGGATCATTTCGTTGGAGGGACAGTCCTCGAACGTCTTTAACGTCCGAGCTATATCCTTGTCGTAGAAGTGGTACCCGCTGAATAGCTCGCGATATGCTTTGACAACCCGAGCCGGGGTCTCCTTAAGCCCTTCCCGCTCAGGATTATCCCCTATGTAACTTATCAAATGCCTTACAGCGTGTTCGGCTCTTGTTTCCTTGATGCCTTTATCTTGATCCATCTAAAATCTCCTTTTTAGTTTTGAACTACGCCCTTAGTGCTCCGAGAAGGTTTCGGATTTGTCGACGAGTGGATACCATAATACCGATACCCGAACACCATTCGGGTTCTGTGCCCGATTCATGTTGGGTGACCTCCACAGTCCATAGTAGAGGATCTTCATCCAAAAGGATTACGCGAACTGTTGTTAGTATACATCCCGATTGGGCGAATTGATCCACAATGTAACTTACACAGTCGGTAAGGCCTTCAGGCGTACCAATTATTCGTAGCCATTCCTCATCAACGGTCTCATCATCTTCGGCAGGATGCTCCTCAAGGTAAGCGTCTCGTAACAACCACTCATCCTGCCGAATAGCGTAATGATCTAATCTAATCCTTTCCCTTCAATGAAGTACGGCGATGATCGATAATTGGGACCCGAAATCGCTTGATGTGACCTAAACCGTTTAGCCGCTTCAAGGATAGCTTCCACAATAACCTCGATTCTGAATGAATGGAAAACAAAAATCCCCTGACCGGCAGATTGTCTCGACACGGCTCGCATTGTGTTGCGAAAAGGTTGCCCACCGGACTAGAGAATCATCCGGCTTCGCCCGGGACCGCGATCTACCAGTCAGGGGTGTTTCGTTAGCTTTGGGGAATCAGGACTCTCGACTCGTAAGGGATGGGGTCCTTCTGCCCGAGCTTTGCGAATGCGGCAAGACGTTCCTGACACGATCCACATTTACCACAAGCCGTATGCTGATCCTTGTAACAGGTGCGGGTCATATCGTAAGGAACCTTCAAATCAAATCCTCGTTTAAGGATATGTTCCTTGTGGAAGTGAAGAAATGGGACTGCTAAATCCACTTTTCCATCACTCGACGACTTAATCGCCGCCCCTAATGCAAAAGCAAACTCCGGACGACAGTCCGGGTAGATGTGATGGTCGCCGGCGTGAATACCCATGAACACGTATTGAGCTCCCGCCGATTCCGCAATCGCCGCAGCAATTGCCGCAAAGATCAAATTTCGTCCAGGTACTACGGTTGCTCGCATGTTCTCACCCTCGTAGTATCCTTCTGGCACGTCACGAATATCGTCCATGAGAGCAGAATTGGAGCCATCAAAGGCGTCTTGAATATCAATCCTACGATACTTCACCTTGTAATAGGTGGCAATAGTGCGAGCGGCGTTGATTTCATATGGATTGTGTTTTGATCCATATTGGAATCCTACAGCCAAAACAACATCCATATATTGGAGGGCTTCGGCGAGTAAGGTTGTTGAATCCATTCCACCACTCAACGCAACAATAGCCTTGGGAACGCTCACGGTTTTCTCCTTATTCAAGACCAGCGATCTTATGGGTTTGCAGGCAAAGTGTGTAACCAAACTTCATACACGACCGAACCGCCTCTTCGGTATGGAGCTTATTCAGCTCCGGATCTTGACTGTCGCACGGTTGAACGTAAATACCTCCATTGGGCTGTCGGGGTGTCCAGAAACCGGGCGGGCGTGCAGGTGTGATGTCCTCACCTAGAACGGAAGTAGGAAGTCCATCTTTATCGGCTGTTCGTCCGTGTTGGACGACATACTTAAACGCCGTGATGTAAGGGACAATGTCCCTGTGAATGATCGGTGTTTTCGGAGAACACACAATCGTCGCCTGGGCAGGCATTTTAGGGAGGACTAGAGTTCCATTCGTTTCGATCTGAATTCGGAAACCTAGTCCTAATACGTGGAGATAATCTACTAATGGTGTGATGTTCTGGCGGAAAGGTTCTCCACCAGTAATAACAATCAAGTTCCTTCTAGGAGGTTGACGTATATTTTTCCATTTGTTTATCACCTGATTCGTGATCTCTTGGATCGTCATTTCCTGAGATACGGACGAGTAATCGGTATCACACAACTGACATTGGAGATTACAGCCAGCAAGACGAATGAACACTGCCGGATCACCTGCGAAGGGACCCTCACCCTGAATCGTATACCAAATCTTGAAAACGCGGAGAGTTTTTCCCTTCCCTTCAAGGATTTGTTTTTCGATTGGTTGAGTGTTGATCCGCATGTTTATTCTCCGAAATGAAAAGAGCGAGGCCCCCAGGATGTTTTCCGCTCGAACGTGTGCAAGATTCGAGGGAGTAATCGTAGGGGGCCCCGCTTGTGTGATAGTATCGGGTTGAACGTCGATTGTGACGCAATAGCACGCGATTAGACGAGCGCCAGCAGTATCACGAGTGTCGAGACACTAGCAAGCTAGCCCGTGCGTTAAACGCGATTTACGGGGTCGGTTTCGATAGAGCGGTGCTATACATCAAGTTAGGAGCATCCGCCCAACAATTCGGAGTCTCGAACACGCGGATGTTGACGACTCGGAGAGGGAACGTCAGAAGCTCCATCGCCTTCTCTCGGAGCAGTTGTGCGATGTTCTCGGCTGTGGGGTTGGGGTAATCACCCGGCATGATGAACGGAGCTTTGCCTGAAAAAAGCTCCTCGTGGGTATCAAAGTCCAGAGTTCCGAGGGTACATCCATCAGGTGTTCTTAATCCAATATCTTCCTTAGCATCCAGAAAGAGTTTGGTCAACATATCGTCGGGATGGAGGATCATGTTGTGATCCAGATGCTCGTCGATCCACGCCCCGAGGACATTCTTGATACAGGAGAAGTCGACGACCATTCCGAGGTCGTTCAATCCTTGCAATGCTTCGACTGTCACCTCAGCAGCGTACCGGTGCCCGTGAAGATGCTTGCACTTCCCGCCATGATTCAAAACCCGATGCCCCGAATCCCACTCCAGTCGTCGCGTGCAGGTGACCATCGATTTACTCCTTGAGGATAAGAAAAGCTGGCGGGGATCGTGGTTGACCCCCGCCAGCCTTGCAGACGAGAAACAAAACCTACAGACAGATCAGGCAATTGAGGGCTTAGGCGTCCTCAGCCGGCAGCCAGAAGCCGCCTTCGCCGTCCGTCTTGACCTCGAGGCCCTTCTCGGTCTTGAGACCCGAGGGGATCTGGCTGGAAATCGTCGACTTCATCGCCTTCTCTTCGCGATCCGGGAAGGCCTTAACCAACTTCGCAAGGATTTTGTCCTTGCTGATCGGTTTCTTCTTCGAGGCTTCGCGAAGGCACTTGATGATGGTCTGGATCACACCGGGACCCTTGTTACCGGGCTTCGGGGGTGCCTTCTTTTTCACCGGCACCTTTTCGTCCTCGTCCTCATCTTCGTCCTCGTCCTTCTTCGAGGACTTCTTCGCCTTGCCTTTGTCTTTCGACTTCTTGGCCGGCTTTTCGTCCTCATCTTCGTCCTCGTCCTCATCGTCGGAATCTTCGTCGTCTTCCGACTCTTCCTCTTCGTCCTCGTCCTCTTCTTCTTCCTCTTCGTCCTCGTCCTCGTCCTTCTTCGACTTCTTGGACGATTTGGCTTCCTTCTTCGAGGACTTCTTAGCCGGCTTTTCTTCTTCCTCGTCCTCGTCGGAATCTTCGTCCTCGTCTTCCGACTCTTCTTCGTCGTCGGAATCTTCCTCTTCCGATTCTTCTTCTTCATCCTCTTCCGACTCCTCTTCGTCGTCGGAATCTTCGTCCTCGTCCTCGTCCTTCTGGGACTTCTTGGAGGACTTCGCCGGCTTCTCGTCCTTCTTACCCTTCTTAGCCGGCTTCTCTTCCACTTCCTCTTCGACCGTCAATTCGATCGAGGTGCCGGCTTCCATGGCCTTGAGTAACGACTTGAGGAGCTTGGCGAGCTTCTCATCTTCCACTTCCGTGTCGTCGTCGATCAGCTTCGGAAGCCCTTGCAGCTTCTCCGCCAATCGCTTGTCATTCCACTTGTCTGCGGTGCCGTAGTCGAGAGCCTTAAACAGCTCGACCACTTCCGCACGGGCAACCTTCAGAGTCTTTGCCATTGCTTGCTTCTCCTTCAATCTAGAAAGGACACGAATCACGACTCGTTCAATATACCGCCTACGAGGCGGGCTGTCAATCCCTTGTGTAGATATTATCGGGATGACAGGCAGATTGCTTTGAACATTTCTCTTTGCCTCCTTTTGGGATTCAAAATCCCGCCAAGCCTTATCAGCAACCTGCCTAATCGATTTGGGTACGGCATTTCGGAACTGACGTTCTTCTCCGTTTTTATCATTCACAATGTAGGTTACGGAATCTTTCAAATTACTACAAAAACCTACACCTGAGAGCACCTTACGAATCACCTTACGACCATCACTCAGTCGTAGACGCCATCCATCTTCCTCTAGGAAGTGAATTTTAATGACCGCAATTTCTCCTTTTTGGAGAGGAAGAGGTTCTCCTTTTCTTCCCCGATCCGCGGCCCATGCAGGATTCCATAACCAACATGGACCTGTTTTCAATTCAAAAGGCTGAGGCTTTTGATATTGAAATACGAAACCTTTCGGTTTCGGAGGTACGTAAGGCTTGCTCGCGAATACGATCGCGGGTTTTTTCGCCTTACTAAAATTGATTCGGATATTCATAGCACACTCGCCGAGATTTCAAACTACACTAGATGCGAAACCGTATGCCGTTCAATCGAAAGGACCGTTGTGTTCGGATTCGCTTTCAGGAAAGACTGTTCAGCATCGTAGGAGTTTCGAGCAACCCAGCCATTGTGGATGCAATGCTTCTCCTTCTGGTTGTTGTAGACGTACACAATGGAGTACGTCGACAGACCAGTATTCTTATGAACCTTCGGCATTTCTTACTCCTTCAGGAAATGATTTGTGTGGTTTTGTTGTTCGGTACGGCTTACGCACTTCTGTGGCGTTTCAATCCCCGAAACGCCATAGCAAACTGCTCCCCCGTCATACCGCGAAATGCGATCCCATGCTCCAACTTCGTATTTCGCTTTCGCAGGCGTCCTTTTCCCACAATTCTCGGCTGTCCTTTTCCTCTGTTTTTCCCCATCGTAGGAATGGTCGTGTCTCGGTGCTTTTCGATTTTTACTTCCATAAATGATCCTTTCGTGTTGGGGACGAATCAATCGAACTACAGCAATTTAGAATATCGACTTCCAGGAGTCAATAGCTTTAGAAAATTATTTTGCCGCCTATTTAGAAGATAGATAAGATTGCCGGATTAGCAATACCTAGACAACCCGCCACGTGACAGTTGACATCCGACGAGAAATCAAAAGCACGTCCAGCCAGCCAATTCAATCGTTGCAAACCTTGAGACTTCTCCGCAGGTGTCTGATTGATGCCCACGATGCCGGTAACGTGAGCATTCTTCCGCTTATCTTCGGAGAAGTTAGCCATCGTCTGAGTTTCGGCAGTATAGCTGTCCGCATCCGCTTGAGTAGCTGTTACCACCAGAGCGTGATACTCTTGGGACATACGCCGTAACCCTTTCCAAGTCGCATTGATCTGGTCTCGTGATTCCTTAAACCCGTATGGAGGTGTAAGCAAATCCACATAGTCAATTACGACAACATCCGGCGTACCCCACCCTTCACGTTCCCATGACTCAAGGACCGAATACAATCCTTCCACACCAATCGTACCATTCGCGTGTGTGGACAATCTCAGCAAGTCTTGTCCGTTTCGTTTCTGAATAATTCGGGTTGACGCTGCGATAGCTTCCCGCCACTTAAGGTTATTGGCATAATGATGATCCTCATGCTCCACAACCGCGAAGTTAGAATCGGGAGCGTGTTCGATGTTGATTGGAAATTTAAGGGGGCGTTCCGGATCGGTTGCTTTGAGGGGGCGTTTCGCGGCTCGCGTCATAAAGCGGAGCATGATCTGCCATTCCGACATATCGCCTACCTCGAAGAAGGCGACCCGTCGACCTTGCAGCATCGCTCGCCATGCCAAATCGAGCAGCCACCAAGTATTATGGACCAAAACATTATTAGCAACGAAACAATGATCTTCATCCACCCCCAAATCATAGGTTTCTTTTTTTCCTATGTAGGTTATGGAAATGACCTCATCCCAAAGAACTTCCGAGTTTAGTAACCCTCTAATTTTTGGATTGTTAATTCCAAACAAGGTTTGACGCATGATTGGCTTTTTAAGCCGAAGTTGTTCTCGAATCTGTTTCGATTTCTTTTTACCAAATACCCGAACCAAACTGCCCCTACCTTCTTCCTTAATTTCATCCCACACTTGTTGCATGACGCAGTATGGAATCTTATCTAGGAAGGATTTTCGGGAAGGGTTATCTATAGGAGGGGTTTTCTTCCGCGAGAGGAAATTTATTTCCTGGAGGAATAGGTTGACGTATTCCTCCGATGATATATCCAATCGCCATGAATCAAATTCCTTTCCTTGATAAGATGTTTTATTGAATCCAATTTTATGCACAATACCAAACCGAGTTAGTAATATACCTATTTGCCGAATCAGCCTTTCATTAGCCAGCGTTATCTCAATTTGATACCGATTTCGTTCAAGGTAAATACTCCCATCACAGGAAAAAATTATCTGTAGGAACTCTCTAATTTGATCCTTAGAACAGGAGAGAATACTATTTGGAATCTCTTTGGTTCGAGCAGAGCATCCAGATAGTCCGTACTTCTTTAGGATAGAACCTGCTTGTTTATGAAGCTCGTAGGAAATATCTTCTTTTCTCCATGTTATGTCCAATTGTAGGCAACAATGCAGAAAATCCCAAATCAATACAGGATCAACATTTGTAAAGGAACGATTAACTCCATTTTTCTTTCCTTTGGTATATGATTGAGTGGTACATCCTTCCGCAATCATGTATGCCACAAACCGTAGTTCAGGAGTTCTGATCGTTTGTTTTCCAAAGAACTCCAATTTCTTTGGGACAGCTATGAAATCTCCAGGACACAAATCCTCCAAATATCTCCATCCTGATGGGGTTTGATACTGATGCTCGAAAGTGGTCGCTACTTTTCGACCGGACCTAGTAACAACCTCATAACAAGGCTTCTTTCCATTTTTCCAAAGCTGATCTGGAATTTTTGCCTTGAATCGTTTAGTTTTTTGGTCCTGAACAAGAATAGGGGTTGACATCCTTTTGTCAACATATTCCTTAATTGATACCTCCCGACCGTCCGCTAGAGGTATCAATGAGTCCTCGAGAATACACTTTCCCCGCTTCTCAGGTCCCTGAAAGGCGATCAACGCATCCCGCTCTAAGGCGTCGCGGAAGAAGTTCCCTAACGCCCCAGGGTACACAACGATGGACTCTGACTTTCGTTTGAAGGCTCGCTTGATTGCCTCGTGATCCGAAAGCACGTTCACACCTGCTGATGCTCCAATCTCGATTCGGACAGACTTCTCGTGGCGTTGTCTTGCCTTCTCAACGTCGCCCCTATCCAAATCTCCTTGAATCTGTTCCGCGAGTCGTGCGAGCCTTACCTTGTCGAAGTGCTGACCAGCCAAATCGAGAATGAAGTCCGTGTTGGATTCTTTGGCTAGTGCTTCATACTCGTCCGATAGTCCTTCGAGGAACTTCTCCACAATCGTGACTGTTTCCTTCTCGTTCGAGTCCTCAGCCCAATTCTCGAACAATCCAACGATGTGTTTCTTCGGTGCCTCTTTGTATAGGTTGAAGTAGGTGGTACACCACTCAGCTACAATATTGGACCAACGACTGTTGAATAGGCCCTCTTTTGTCCAACGACTTGAGAGCCTAGACAATACTCCAGCATCCACGATCATCGCGGTGAGGATTCTACGTTCCTGTGAACCGTCTCTTTTCTCTACCTGCATTGATTGATTTCCTTAACAAGTCGATCCCATAGGCGTACATCGGCAGCAAACCCTGCTGCCAAGTTCCTTCCCCACTTCGTAAACCTTTGATGTTCCAAAGTAAGAACCTGAGCCATCAAATCTTGGTTCCATTCTTTCCACGAACAGAATTGTGCGTGGATTTGATTCATCCACGTTTCAACATAATGGCGAGGATCTCCCACCTTAGAGCGGAAGTGTTTGACGAACAAAGAGAAGGATTTTTCGTCCTCCGGCCCATTATCTAAAACCTCTTTCAGGTCGTCGAGAATACTCCTTAGATTGTTGAGTGATAGTTGGATTGCGGCGGGTAGTTGTTCTGACGCTTTACC